ATCTTGGTCTGATTGGTTGCCATCCTGAGAGTGAGGAATTTTGGTATGAGAGTCCTTATCAGTATCTTGATGGATATTGGCACGATGGTAAACATCACCAGTTGCTACTAGATTTTGTGAATACTCTAATGAAGAGGATGTGATGTTCATATTTGATGATGTTCTTGAAGAGTCAGAAGTCACGAAATATCACGACTTTATAAGTAATCATTACAAGAAAATGGTTTCACTTGGTCATGATCCCGAACATTGGTACCCAACCAGAAACGTCAAGATAGAACGTGATTCTGTTGTTACTAAAATAAAAGAATTCATCGAGTCTAAGGTTCGTGTTAAGTTGACTATGGGTGATGCTGAAATGCAGACATGGCATGTCGGTAGCCTTAGTCATCCTCATGTTCATGACGATAAAGGTCGGCAAGGCGGTGACTATAATAGCCTATTGTATCTGAACGATGATTTTGGAGGCGGTGAGTTCTATACCAAAACAGGGATAATAATAAAGCCAGTGAAGGGCAGGCTCACGTTTTTCAATGGCAAAGAAATATGTCACGGACTGAATCCAGTTCAAGGCAATCACAGACATACTATCATTGTCTGGTGGAAAAACACAGAATTCTATTAGGAGAGTTGGCTGAGTGGCTTAAGGCACACGTTTGCTAAATGTGCGAGGGGTAGAATCCTCCGTGAGTTCGAATCTCACACTCTCCGCCACTAAATAAAGCATATCGGTAAAGTGTTACGGTAGCACGACGGTCTCCAAAACCGCAAGCCTGGGTTCGACTCCTAGTACCGGTGCCATTTATTTAATAGGTTGATATGAAGTCTAAGTTTAACAACACACATGATGGCACATATGTTGATGATATGGACGGTGATATGCACCGTCTATTTCTTTTTCCGACGCCGATCGCGATTTTCAAAATGCCTGATCCAGATCGCGTGAAAGATGAAATCGGTAAGATATATAATCTCAACACCAATGAATTCGACTGGAAATCTGGTAAGGATTTCTTTACGCCTAATGTTCCTATCATTGATGAGATGCGCGAATTCGCTTTGAACTGCGCGACACGATACTGTAGCTCGTTTTTCAATCAGGAAACGAAAGCTGATGATTTTTTCATCATGCGCGGTTGGCTAAATGTGTATCACCCATTTTTCCCCACACAATTTCATAATCATAGACAAGCAGATCTAGCTGCCGTGTATTATGTAGACGTGGAAGACGACACAGGCGGATTACAGTTCATCGATCCTCGCGGTGGATTAGGATGGATGCATATAGACCAATCCAAGCAATTCAACATCTTTGATATCACTCCTCAGAAAGGTGATCTGATTATGTTTCCTGGATGGATACTACATTCTATCGGTGTGAATCGCAGCAATAAGGCGCGCATATCACTTGCTATGGATATTCCCATGAAACGAGAGTCGCGTAAATACCCAACCGAAAATATGTAATGTGTACATTTAAGATTACGTCATGCACTGGTGCGCTTGAGGTCGATAAGTATCTCAAGCTAGGAGGACCAGATTCGACGCAAACAGTGCATCTTGGTGACATACTTTTCCAGCACAATCTGTTATCGCTGACTGGCGAGTTTACTCCTCAGCCGATACGTCGTTATCCTATGCTGTTTATGCTGCTAGGTGAGGTCTATAACTATGACCGCAAATTTCCCAGTGATATCTATTATGCTATCGAGATGTTCATTGAACACGGCAACGACTTCACGAAATATCTTGACGGTGAGTTCTTGTTCATAGCCTACAATGAGATAACTCAGCAGATTGATTTCTTTTCGGATCCGTGGGGAACTCGTCAAGTCTGGTACGAAGAGAATGAGCATTTCTATTTCGGTACGATCCCGCTCGCGCCCGCGAGATACTACTCGCGCGAAACAGAAAACCCAGAGCTACACGAGCAGGATACACGACGCCTCAAAGGAAATAGTCACTACAGATATGATGTGAAGAATCGTAAGCTAGAACTCATTAATGCCGAGCTTCATAAGTGGGATCTAAAGCAGCACAAAACCACATACGATGATTGGAACGTAGAATTCGAACGTGCAGTCATCAAGCGATATCACAAGAAATCTGTGCTCGCGTTGAGTGGTGGAGTAGATAGCGTATCCATAGCACTATGCCTAGATAAATACAGATTGCCTATCAACAGCATTCATGTAGCCACTAATCCAAAAGCAGAAGATCTACAAACCTACTCAGAAACCATACGAGCCACCAGCAAAACAAACGTACCTGTTATGATCACTAAGACTGATTATACAGAAAACGAAAGACTATCTCGTGATGGATTGCAGACACAAACTATGCGATACATATGCGAAAAGGTTGTGTCTATGGATAAGCGAGTGTTGATAGTCGGTCATGGCGCTGATGAAACGATATCAAACTACATGAGCAAAACATTACACTCTGAACCGAATATTAGCCAATTTGAAGACGACCTAACTAGTATGTTCCCGTGGAAACATTTCTATGGCGGAATGAACAGGTTCCTTCTTGACAAGAACGAGTCCATAGCGTTATCATATGGAGTTGAGGTTCGTAATGTTTTCCTCGACAAAAGGCTTGTACAAGAATGGCTTTGGCTTTCAGCTGATCTCAAGAACAGCGAAATCAAAGGACCTCTAAAAAACTATCTACGAAACCGCAACATATCTCTGCCTAAGAAACAAGCTGCGCTGAGATACCAAGAATGGTAATATCATGTCTAAAGAATTCAATATCGACGAAGTTCGAGAATATATCACTAACAGCTCAGAAAGCACATCCATTTATATCGGCGCTGACTCAGAACGCTATCGTGGTAAGGATAATCATTGGTATGCCGATTACACAGTCGCGATCGTAATCCATATCGACGGTTCGCGCGGGTGTAAGGTGTTTGGGAATGTGGTGACAGAACGCGACTACGATAAGCGCCACGATCGTCCTGCGTATCGCTTGATGAACGAAGTATATAAAGCTTCGGCTATGTATCTCGAACTATTCGAAGCGATCGGTGATAGACATGTCGAAGTACATCTAGATATTAATCCTGATGAATTACATGGATCTTCTTGCGTTATACAGCAAGCTACTGGTTACATTCGTGGCATGTGTGGATTTGCTCCTAAAGTGAAACCAGAAGCCTTCGCAGCCAGCTATGCCGCTGACAGACTTAAGGAAATTTTGGCTTCATAATAGGTCTTGACAATCGACTCCAGCTGGCCTATAATTGGTACTGTGATGAGGGGTCAACTATGGCTATTTTACCAATCTACTATACCACTACCAATATGCGTAAGCGTAAGGCTCGTAAGCCTACTCAAGGCATGATTGAGTCTCAGCGTAAAACCAATGAAGTTCTTGAGCGAGTAGGCTACTTCAGTACCACTAAGTCTGCGCCTAAGAAGTTCACCTATAGTCTTGCAGTCGAGTCTAATGCAGCACCTATGGCTAATGTCATTCCTGGTGGCATTGCTGCCAAGCGTGATAAGCTCAACGACCACAAGTGGAAACGTGGCTCAGAAGAGTCTGCTGCTACTATCAAGGCTATCGAAGAAAAGGCTATGCGCGTAGCTCCAGCCTACAATAAAGGTGCCACACAATATATCACTGACGGCACTGATGCTAAGTATCTCGGAAGAAAAATATAGGAGAGTATGAAAATGTTTGGAACAGGAAGTATAGCCCATGATGGGGATGTGTCGCCTGGAGATAGGGTTTCTCATAACGGTCGTCTCGGTACGATTCAAGACGCGTCGTATCTTCTCGAAATGGAAGAATTCATAGAATCTCTAGGAGACACTGATTGTTTCGTAGAATTCGATAATGAACCTGGAACTCTTTGTTGCGTTCCTTTCGAAGAACTTGAACTTATATAGGAAGATCTAACATGCTATATACTAAAGAACAGATTCGTGAAGCTGCTCGTGCTGGCGTTATCAGCGTAAATTTCACCAAGAAAGATGGTACTCTGCGTGAGATGCGTTGCTCATTGCAGGAAAAGTATCTTCCTCCTTTGATGAACGATACAGAAATCACTACGAAGGATAACCCTGAAGTTCTTGCTGTATGGGATATCGAATCTCATGGTTGGCGTTCGTTTCGTATCGATTCAGTGATGTCTATGGCAATATCTTTGGAACCAGCCTAAATGGATTTAACATACGGGTACTATCGCTACAACGATAAGATCTATGTCAATCGTGAAGATGCTCTAAATGATATGATGATGCGTCAAGACTGGAACGGACAAATGACGTTCCATTATCATGACGAAGTGTTTGAGCAATTAGATTGGACCGTCGAACCTCCGTTTAATATAGATCTCCTATATAAAATGAGAGCTCAACAGATCCGTGATAAGTACCCGTATGTTATCTTGCAATTATCTGGTGGAGTCGACTCTACTCAGATATTAGAAACGTTCTTAGATAACAATATATTCATCGACGAGATTCAAACATTCCATCATCATTCTGGGACCAAGACTCTTACGTTCGATAAGAAATCTGCTCTTTTCAAAGAAGTGTCTGTGTTGTATGAATATCAGTTCGCAGTCATACCTCTATTGAAATGGGTTAGAGAAGTCAGTCCGAATACTAAGATCGTTGAAGTCGACCTTATGCCAGAATTGATTGGAGGTACTTCTCGCAGAACGAACGGTGAACTATTGGGTCAACATCCTATCACTAAAGGAATGATTAATCCACCTAACATCGTATTCAACGTTCCTAGAACAGTCACCTATGTTAGCCTTACACACAACATTAAAAGAATCGAAAAGGATGGTGTTTGTATTATTCGTGGTATTGAAAAACCAGCATTAAGAGCCTTTAAGATAGCCAAAGACACATATAAGCTTTATTTCAATTTCCATGACCAGACTATGGGTTCGACGAAGTTCATGGCGAGCGGAGTTATGGCTAAGACGTTTACGTTAGAATCATTTTTCTGGTCACCAGACGCACCACTAATACCTATCAAGCAATCTCATCTTATAAAAAAACGACTAGAGAATGACCTTATATTCAAAAGGTTATTTGTCTTCATTAAAGAAAATATTCACAAAGAACGTATTCAGCTTTTATCTAAATCTTTGCGTCACGATTCTCCTCTTTTTCAGAGGTTAGAACGTTTGATGTATCCAGTTATCTATCCTTCTCTTAGGAATACCACTTGGTTCGGATTAAAACCACTTAGCACTTCCCCCGAAAAAAAACTTCTTGAAGTTTTAGGGATAAACAATTATCATGATGAAATGAAAGATGAATATAATAGACATAAACTTAAGATGTATGAACCCATCATAAATAAAGAACAAATGATCGACTATATGCGTACACGTCGATATCACATCGGAAATTTCTAACAGGAGAATGTCTAACTATGCTTAAGAAGTTGATGCTTGCTGCCGCTGCAACCGTTACAATGGGAATTAATGAACCTATGGCACAAACCTCTGTCGGTAAACCTACTGTACCTGTCTACACGAAGTTTTCTATTGGCGGTGAGCCAGGTCGTATGATTTTCGACCTCGTGCGTCGCATGAATGAGATGGATCCCACTCGCGATTATCGTTTCGCCCATATGCCTGGAGCTGGCGGTGAAATTGCATTAGGTCGTGCGGTGATTGATGCTCGTGCAGGTAAGGAAGTTCTTATCTTCGAAAGCAATCCTCCATTCACATTTGACGTTGATAAGCCATTGCCTAACAGCGCAGTTAAGTATGATAAGCTGACCGATTTCAAGTTCGTTCTTGGTCATGGGCTCACCGAGTTTGCTATCATGTCTCCTACGGTTCATGGCATCAAGTCTGTAGATCAGCTTGTTAAGTTTATTCGCGAGAGCAAAACTCCTCAGTTCTATGCGGATTATGTCGACTCTAAGCCGACTACTGTGCTGACTCAAGCATTCATTGCGCACTATGGTCTACAGGATAAGATGAAACCGATTACATACAGTAATCCTACGGATACCGAACACGGCGCAGTCGTTGGTGAATATATAATTAACATTGCTCAGCCTGGATCGTTTGGTTCTAACTCCAACATCCTTGCTATGACTGGGACTAAGCGTTCGCGTCCTTGGGCTAATGTTCCTACTGTGAAGGAAGTTGGCCTGCCTGAGCTTGAATATATCTCACAGACGTTCTTTGCAGTTCCTAAGGAAAACGAAGAGTTCGGTAAGAAAATGGCTGTGATGATTCAGAAGATCTGTGACATGCCTGACTATGTAGATATGTGGCATAAGTTCAATCGCGAGCTTGATTGTGTCCCCGCTGAAGAAGTTGCTCGTCGTCTCGAAACAGAACGTAAGATGATCGGGACCTATTCGTCATTTTTGAAGTAAGGAATTATCATGACTAAACTGAATATCACTGGATTGAAAGAAACTGCTGCTCCTTCTATTGATCCAGCTACGAATGGAACCTACGAGCATATCGGTTCGCAAGGTGGAACAGAGCAAATGGTTGCTGGTCTCAAACAAAGAGTACCAGCAGACCTTTTGGATAAGTTCAATCTTATCTGCTCGCGCGTGCGTGAGGTTGATACTAGTAAGCGCAATATTCTTTGGTTGCATGATACGTGGGATGATCCCGAGTCTGAGCATCTTAAGAAAAAGACTTCGCTAGATCGTTTCGAGAAACTTGTGTTCGTTTCGAACTATCAACAATCGACATACAACTTGGGTCTTGATGTTCCCTACTCTAAGGGAATCGTTATGCCTAACGCTATCGTTCCTATCGAAGAACACGAAAAGCCTAAAGGCAAAATCAATATCATCTATCATACAACACCTCATCGTGGATTAGAACTTCTTATTCCAGTCTGCGAATTTTTAGCCAAGCAAAACATTGAGTTTCATCTTGATGTCTATTCTTCGTTCGGTATCTATGGTTGGCCTGCTCGCGACGAACCTTATGAACCTCTGTTCGAACGAGTTCGTAATCACCCTAACATGACCTATCATGGATGGCAGCCGAATAGCGTCATTCGCGAAGCTCTGAAGAAAGCGCATATCTACGCCTATCCTAGCATCTGGCCTGAGACTTCTGGTATCTCAGTGATTGAAGCTATGAGCGCTGGTTGTAATGTGGTTTGTCCGAGTTTCGCTGCGCTTCCTGAGACTTGCGCCAACTTTGCTGTGATGTATGGCTGGACTGAAGATAACAATCAGCACGCCAATATTTTTGCTGGCGTCTTGGGTATGGTTATCAAGGAATACTGGGCGGATTTCAATCAAAGGCGTATCAGTTTCCAGAAAGGCTATTTCGATACCTTCTACAACTGGGATATGCGCGCGACGCAATGGAAAGATTTCTTGCTGTCTCTTGGCGACAAGAAATAGGTCTTGACAATCGGTCCGTGATGACGTAATATGGCCTAATGATGAAGGGATATGCGAATGGCAAGAGCATCTAAAAATCTGCTGAAAACTGGTCCTGTAAAGAAAAAGCCTGCATTTACGCCACGCGGCCTCGACGCCAAGTATTTGGGCGAAGAGCCGAGCTGGGATGGGCAGGAGTTCCTCAACGAAAGCGAACTCTCGTCCAAGATTGCGGCGGCTTATAACTGGTACAACTATTTCCTCGACGCTAAATGGGCTCGTGAGTATCTCATGGTCTACATGCTTGAGAATGGCATGTCTAAAGCCGCTATGACTATGGTCGGAAAGAACGTCGATTGGAAACTCAACGTCACTATGTGTAAGGTTGCGCGTATGCTGTCTATGGGCTTGGAGCACGAAAAGCTTCGCGCCCAGCTTAATGATCACTTGGTGAAACTTGTTGAGTCTGGTGTCGCGATCACCGAAGAAGAAAAGAAAGCTGCGGCGGCTAAGGTCGTCTTCATAAAGAATCCTGCTGATAGCCTTATTGGTGACATCGAGGAAATGATTGACCATAATCCCGACGAGGAATGGTCAACCAATTTCTACTCATGGCTTAAAGATACTCGTCAGGCTAAGCCAAATCAAGCTAAGGCTATCGCCGACTACTATCAGCCTATCTGTGATGAACTGCATCTTGCTCTGCTCGGTAAGGGTCGTAACGGAGACCTCCAACTCCGTGAAGCCTACGAGCATATGACCAAGAAGCAGATTCAACGTCGTATCGCTATGTACGAAGGCATGATCAACGACTGCAAGTCTATTGTATCTAATAAGCGCAAGTCTGTTGTTCGTAAGCCTCGTGTTGCTAAACCAAAGCCTGCTGATAAGGTCGTATCCAAGATCAAGTATCAGAAAGAAGATACGGCGCTCAAGATCGTATCTATTGATCCAACCAAGCTCGTCGGTGCAACTGAGCTCTGGACATTCAACACTAAATACAACGTCCTTTCGCATTACGTCGCGGGCGAGGGAGGCTTATCACTGAAGGGGACTACTCTTCAGAACTTCACTGAAGCGTCATTGCAGAAGAAACTGCGTAAGCCAGCAGATGTTCTTCCGACTATTACTACCAGCACATCCAAGAGCGCAGAACGTAATTTCAACTCAGTAACAACGAAAGCAAGTGCACCGAATGGACGAGTCAACGAATTCACCGTCATCCTCCGCGCAATCAAGTGAAGACAATATCATTCCGTTCCCTACGACAAGGCTGCGTTTAGTTCCTATCGAGGAAGCAGAAAAGAATGAAGAGGCTGATCGTAAATACGTCGATGAGTTCGTACACGAGTTAGCCCTTCATCTCCTTTCTGAGTTTCATGAAGAAGGCTTTGATATTCAGACGAAGGTGTTCGATAAGAACTTTGGCTTTGTAGTCGAGACTGTGCGTTCTACGTTGTACGCCACGTATGATATATTTCATCCGTTCCAGGAGATCGTAGATAAGTGCGTAAAGTTCGCCCATGATAATGATGATGATGAGTTCGACCCAGATCCAGAACCAGCTTGACATCTCGTCTCTGACGTGGTACTATATGCTATGAAATGGAGTTTGGTATGATCCTCGTAGATTTCAGTCAGGTCATGATTTCGAATATCATGATGCAATTGGCTAATAATGAAAAGCAGCTCGACGAGGAAATGGTTCGCCATATGGTCTTGTCGAGTTTGCGCCTGTATAAGAAAAAGTTCGGTGACGAGTATGGTGATCTCGTAATCTGTTGCGATGGTTACTCGTATTGGCGTCGTGACGTATTCCCTCACTATAAGGCTGCTCGTAGAAAGTCCCGCGATAAGTCACCGCACGATTGGAACGTCATCTTTACGTCGCTGAACAAGATTCGCGATGAGATGCGTGACAATATGCCCTACACCACACTGCGTTTCGAGAAGGCTGAGGCTGATGATATCATCGGTGCCATCTGTAATGCTCGTGGCTCATTCCTCAACACAGCCGAACGTATCCTTATCGTATCGGGTGATAAGGACTTCATGCAGTTGCAGCAATACGGCAACATCACTCAGTACAGCCCTGTCATGAAGAAGTTCATCACGCCTGATGTGAATCCTGCTCGGTTCAAGCAGTATCATATTCTACAAGGTGATGCTGGTGACGGTGTGCCTAACTTCCTTTCCGATGATGATACGTTTGTCGTAGAGGGTAAGCGCCAGAAACCTCTTCCTAAAAAGAAGCTGGAGGAATGGACGCTGATGGAATATGCTACATACTGTACGACTCCAGGGATGCTGTCGAACTACGAGCGTAATCGTGTCATGGTTGATTTCGACTATATTCCTCAGAATCTACAGAAAGAAATCGTTGAGTCGTATGAAAACTACAAACGACTGCCACGCAGCAAGATTCTCGACTACTTCATCAAGAATCGTTTGCGTACTCTAACTGAAGCTATCGGAGAATTCTGATGTTTAAGAACTGGAGTATTGATCATACAATGATTACCGTTTTTGCGAGCATTCTTTTGTTCCTTTCGTTGGGTCTGTATAATGCTTATCGAGAAGATGTGCGATATGCAGATAATCTTGCGCGCATGTACGATCACTGTATGGCTGACGGCAATAAAGACTATGATTGCTGGAGTAAAATCTACA